GTCCACGATGATTAAGTCGGCTATGCCACGCACCCAGACGCGGGAGTCCAGCCAACCACAAGGTTCCAACCGACTGGTCAGCGCCATCTTGTGTTCGACTAGCTTGCGTCCGGGCTTGGCAATGAGAGCGTCAAGGGTAGGCTTGATGAACTCGAACTGCCCGGGCAGTTCTGTTCCGTCTCGCACGTAGTCCTCGGCGGCTTTGTGTAGTTCGGTTCCGTATCGCGTAGCCTCGGTCTCTTGGAACGGGTAGTTCTTTAAGACCCTGACCTCTTGATAGCGTTTGGGACAACCTTCGTAGTCCTTAAGAGCCGAGTGGCTCCACGATACTGGCTTCATTAGAACCTCGCTGTTTTAATAGCTTTCGCTAGTCGTGACGAAAATGCAGACACGAACTTCTCGTTCTTGTACAGGGGGCTACCCATGTCGTGCAGTATGGCGTGAGTGGTCTCATGCCAGAAGGTATCCTGAATCTCATGGTCTTTGAAGCTGCGCCCTGAGACGTTGCTACGCCGAGCAACCTTGATGCGGCCAGCCGTATAGTCAACACAGCCTTGCCAGCACTTCTCAAGCATCGCTTCTACAACCTCGACCGAATACCTGCGCTGTCCTATGCGAATGAGCTTGGGCAGTGGCGTCATTAGTTTCATGCTTCTCCTTAGTTTTTAGCTAACCCATATCTACGGTGCGCGCCGCCGTCAGCGTCTAGAGGAATCCCCGGCATATACCGTGGCTCCACAGTCATCTGAGCCAAGACCCAAGTCTTAGCTTCTTCAATCTCTGCGTTTGGCACAACAGCGATCAACTCGTCGTGTACCGTCCCTGCTATGTGGTACTTCTTCGTAACACGCAGCATTCCGTCTGTCATCACAATGCGGGCAACCGCTTGTGTCACGTTGTTTGTAATCTTACCTGCGTACAACTTGGTAGCGTCTGGCCCGTATACCCACTGGCTCCTACCTTTGTCGTCCTTCTCCTGCCGCAAGTCAGGATACAACAACTTCATTCCGTTGGGTAATTCTATTTCACCTTTGCGAAAAGTCAAACACTTGTGCGTGTATTCTTTTCCACCAGCCAGCGCCGTGACGATAAGCCCGCTGCACATCTCCCAGAACGACTTGACCGGATGCGCGGTTGAGCGGTAGATGTCGATGATCTTCTTGGCCGCAACGCAGTGGATGAGCAACTCCTTGTCCGAGCAGGTGTGCGGTATCTCCATCATCTTGGTGAAGTTGTCCTCCCAGTCTAGGAAGCTGTCGATGTAGTCTGTGTCTACGCCAAGCTTTTTCGCAAAGTCTTTCGTGTACCTTTGGGGCGGTGCACCCAAGAAGCCGACAAGTAGTTGCGATGCAAACGACGACCAGCCAAGACCATAGCCGCATCCGAGAAGCGCCGACTTAGCAGACTGACGTAGGTCAGGATTTGACTCCTTGGTAAGCCCGGGTATGTTGAACATCTGAGCGCCGAACGCTGCATAAGGGTCACCACCTCCCCGGAAGATGTCGAGCATCTCTTTGTAATCCGAAAGCCACGCAAGTACTCGCGGTTCAATCTGAGATAAGTCCCCCACGACCAATTGGTGGCCTTCGGGAGCCATAATCGCTTTGCGCAAGAACGAACCTCGCTTGAGGTTCTGCATGTTAATGGCACTGCCCTTGCTTGCCGTCCAACGGCCCGACAATGCGCCGTAATATGAGAGTGGTACTGGTAAGCGGCCTCTCTTAGCGATTTCCAAAAACCGTTGTGCACGCGTTCTTTCGGTCGTAGACTTAACCGCCAAGCGAGCTTCACAAAGAAGGGCAACCTCTTCGTGCTCCCCGTTGAGTAGCGCTTGGAAGTGTGCATCGTTTTTAGCGAGAGCCAGCGTTTGCTTGCCCGTTGTCTTGCTGGTTTTGTAGGGGGGTGCAGCTCCCAAGGATTCGAGTAGCGCCGCAAATTTTGGATTCGATGCAAGCGCAGCTTCATCCACGCCAAGCTTTTGTAAGAGTGACTCACGTTTTTCTTTCTCCTCTGCGATGGCATTAACTAGCATGAGCTGGTCAAGCTGCAACGTGGGTTGCGTGTACATCTTGAGCGTCATGTCGATCAGTCTGAGTTCAGACGTTGGGTAGCCCTTGACGAGTCGCTCAAAGATTTGTTCGCACAGATACACGTCATGCTTGCAGTAGTCCGCAAGCTCAAGCTCTAACTCAGCGCCCAGTTCGGCCACACCGTCGGTACTGTGTACGGCTCTCCCCTTTTCGGGAAGACCAAAATCGTTCGCAAGTCTGGCGAGACTGTTGCCAACTTCAACGCCTCGGAGAGCGCGCGCCATTGATAGGGTGTCGAAGATAAAAGCGGGTCGGGCGTTATACCGCCAAGAGAGTATGGAAATATCGAACTGCGCGTTATGCGCAAGGACGGCGGTTCGTCTCCAGTCGATTCCAAAAAAGAACTCAGATAGGTCTGCTCCTCCAACCCATCTAATGTCTGAATCGCTTCCAAGCTCGTGGACACACGCCCCAAATGCTCTAAACCTCTCGTCACGGATGTACTCCTCGGTGGTCATCTTCGAGAGCGTGTAGTCCTTGCTCGACCAGCGCGTCTCAAAGTCAATGGTCAGGATGGTGTCGTATGGGGCGGTCATTGCAGCGTCCCAACAGGTGAGGGTGCGTTTGCAACCATAGACATACTGACCTCCAGCGCGTTTGACAAAAGCTCAATGGTGTCGGTTTCTTCCAAGTTCAGCGCATGAATCATCAGCGTGCCCTTGGTTGGATTGGCAACGACAGCCACGCACATATTCTCGGGGTCGGAGCCACAACAAAACAGTAGCTGACCGACTAGGTGTTGAAGCTGCTGGCGCTGCTCTGCACTCATCTTGCTTAGCATGACCGCTAGCTTCTCGGTTGATATCTCTTCAAGCATTTAATAACTCCTTGAGGTTGTTTACGTTTTCTTCGTTAATCACGAGGGCTATGCCCCCGGCATCTTTGATGCGTTGCAACTCCCGCTCTTGAAGCGCAGTGGGTTTGTTTTTCCCGGCCTTGCATTCAAGCGCGAAGAGACACCCGTTGAGTTTGCACCCAACGATGTCTGGTATCCCCGCTCGGCCAAAGCCGTTGGCGGGGGGCATAAAAAAGTAGTAGCCCAGTTCAGTGAGCAGCTTCTTTGCTTTTGTTTTTACTTTTGCTTCTGGAGTCATCAGGTCTTGGACAGTTGGGTGGTATTTCAACGGCACACCATACAGCAGCCGTTGGCGCACTACGTAATTTAACCCAGCGATCTACGTAAGTATCGACCATAGCTCGCAAGGCAACTTTTATTGAATCGTTCTTCACGCCCAATGCTTTAGCTATCTCGCTGACCATGAGTCCGTCAGGGTTCTGGTGTAGCAGTGCCCGAATTGCCGCGTGATTTGATTTGCGCATTGATTGATACTTCCTTTTTCCAAGCGTTGTGTAGTGCTGTGTTGAGTTCTTTTAAGACTGTAATCTCGTCTGCCGCTTCGCGGGCAAACTGTTCGAGCGTCTCACGGCTCCACGTTTTAAAGTCTGTCTTCACTTGTTCCTCTCTTTTTTAATCCCCGCCATGAATCCTTTGTCCCATGCCTTCGCCCAGCAGATGCACCACAGGTCGTAGTAGCCACGGTTGAGTGGGAAACCAAAGCCTTCTTCTGAAAACATGGACTTCACGTCTTTGCGCTTTATGAACGACTCCCAAGAATTGTCTCGTTCACGGTTCATCAGTGGCACGTCATCAAAGAGTCCTTCACTCATGATTTTTATCCTTGAGTTTGGCTTCAATGGCTCGTGCTACATTTATGTAGCCATACCCAACATCACCGCATATTTGGTCAATTTCTTCATCCGTCAGCCCTACCCACGGGCGCTGCTTACGCTTTGTTGTGCCGTCCAAGTAGCCGCGTTGGTATGCGGATTCAGGGTCAGTTTCTTGTGGCCCTAGTTTACAAATACCGCACATACACTCCACAGACTTTTCCAGCGCATCTGCTGCTTCAAGTAACAGCAAGTGATCTGGGCTTGTACCATCACCTAGTCTGAGGCGTTCAATTAAATTAGTCATTTCTCTGTCTCCACTTGAGGAAAGGTTGAGGATAAAAAGCGAAAGGCAGTGTCGCCGTCCTTGAGTAACACCGTGATCGTCGCGGCTTGCAGGTCTCTGCCGTAAATCAGCATCAGTGCTTCCCAAATTTTTTGCTTTTCGTTATTCATGTGTTCTTCTCCTTAAGCAAATTTCTGATTTCCACATACAACTTGCGTCGCTGATCTTTGTATTTCTCACAAAGCAAATCAACTTCTTCAATATCCAAGTCAACCCATTCACGCTTGCCCATTGCGTTGACTGCCTTGTCTACGCTTGATTGCATCTGCTTTTGCATACCATCAATAAAGCCACGCTCGTATTCGCTGGCGTTCTTGCGCCAATCATCGTTAATCTCTTGCAGTATCTGCTTGCCCAAGTTGGACTGTCTCTCCACCTCGTTAAAGGCTTCGTCTTCCTCGGGCGTCCAGTCAACGCTGAGGCGGTCAAATACAACTTCAATGTTTTTCATAGCGGTGCTTCCTCAAAATTGTCAGGGTTAAATTTAGGCTCCCCCGGCTTGTTGGGCAGGGGAGTGGTTGGAAACGGCCAAGTCATGCTTCACCTCTTATCTTGAGCCCAGTCGGGTCACTTTGCAGGCTGATACTATCGTGCAGTTGGCGCAATAAAGCGCAGAAGTTTTCACGCTCATGCTGTGCTACCAGTTTGGCAAAGTTTTTTATATATTCAAGCCCAATGACAGGTATCCAATTCACGTCTGCTGCAATATGGACTCCAGCCTGTTTAGCCATCTCAATGATTTGTTCGTCAGTCATTTCTTCACTCCTTTAACTTCAATGTATTTCTCAGGTGGTGGCGGTGTCATTGACTCGCTGGGCGGAACCCAACCGTGCTTGCGCCAGAGCGCTTGCACGTCACTGCCTGATTTCCATACGAAGTCCTTGGGTGGGTAGCTGACTTTAGAGTGTGGGATTGATTGCTGCATGTCTTACCCCTTGAACGCACGAGTCAGCGCTTCGAACAGCTTGACGCCTTCGCCGAGGCTGATGTTCTCAAGCACGTAGGCGGCGGTCAGCGTGTTCGATGGTTGCTTGGGCACAGGAACCTCAATCTTGGCTTGCTCAAGGATTGTTTTAGCGTGCTCGATGGTGCGGGGCAGGATAATCTTAGTGACTTCCTTGGCTTTCTTCTTGTCCATCTGTTGCAACTTCTTGGTGCTTGGTATGGGGAAATAGTTGGGCACAATAACTTGAACGCGGTTGTCTGGGTCTTTACGGCACATATTGGCGCGCACCATCTGGTTGATGCAGGTCACAACCGTGACGGCGTTGAACCCCCGGCTCTTGTTGAGCTGGTCGGCATAGCTCTGCGCTGTGTGTCCGGGCCATGTGAGGACGTAGTTGAAGATCTGTTCGTTGATTGTTAAGGGCTTTTCCATTTGCTTCTCCTGAGTTTGGGTTTGGGTTGGTTGAGGTTGGGTTGGTTGAGGTTGGGTAGGTTGAGTTTCAGGCGCGGCATTGCTGTCCCACGCAGTGATTACTTTCGATAGCTCTGTTTGTAAGTCAGGCACTTTTTTACTCCTTGAGGGTTGGGAAATGAATTGTGCTTGGCAATCCATAAATTGTCAAGCATTGGACAAAAAGAAATGACACCCGTTGAAAAGGGGGTCACGGTGACCCCCTTGTGGATTACTGAGCAACAGGCGTAGCGGTAGGCTCGACAGCACGCCAGTCGATGTAGTAGGCAAGCACCTCGGCCAGCACAGTGGGCGCATGATAGGACGCCTCAGCATACTCAACTAGAGACGCGATGTCGCAAGACATCAGCATATCGTATAGCTCGCGCTCACGTTTGCACAGCGTTTCGGCTCTCGTCCAGTCGGTTGCGTGTGGGTCGTAGTGGGTATACAAAAGCTCAAGCGTCTCGAGCGCATCTTGCTGAAGCATATACTCAAACATATCCACGTCACAGTCGCGCACAGCGATGGCTACGTCATCGAGCGAGAAGTCTTGCATCGGAACGGTGTCATCATCGAACTCGTAGTCGGCCTCGTTGTAGGCTGCGTGATGGGCGCTGACCAGCTTGGTTGATTTGAGTTGACCAGACTTCTTGTCCCACCAGTCTTGGTAGTCATACTCGTCATCGTCCAGCATCGGGTTGGCCTTGTAGTTGGCATACTTGACCGAGCGGTAGCTCGGGATAAGGCGCGAAGGAACCCACGCATACGTATTGCTGAACCACATACCGTCATGCTCAACGCCTTGGTCGAAGTTGACATGGGAGATGCGCCCCTCGCCGTTCATGAACACGAAGCGGTTGTTGCCGATGTGGTCGCCCAGCATATCGAGGAACGATGTGTTGAACACGAGGTCAGGATACTCGCTGACTGGGGATGCAATGAAGTCCTTGATGAAGTGCCATGTGTCGGACTTGGACTTGTCTGCGGCGTTGCCTGTGTGCAGGATGCCGTTGTGCATCATGGCTACGTAACCCGGGATGACATCGTAGGGATGGCAGTTGATGAGGTCGGTGTCGCCGTGTGTAGTCATGCGCCAGTGGATTGCAATCTCGCGGTCATCGTCAGGCATACGAGACACGGCGGCACGCGCATCGGCGACAGACTTGGGCAGGTGCTTGACAACCTTCAAGCCGTCAGGCGTGCCATACATGAAGCCAACGCCGTCAGAGTTGGAGCCGTAGATGTCGTCAAGCAGACCCGCAGTGTTGAGCAGAGTGGCGCGGACTTTGTTGGATTTGCCGGTAATGATTAAGCACATGGTAAATACTCCTTGAGGTTATGAAAAGTTAAGCGGAAACAGATTCGTCAGATGACACGGTGGCAGTAGCGTTGGGGTTGGCTTTCTTCTTGGGCGCAACCTCATACCACTTGGCAAGCGATGGGTAGGAGCCAGTGCGCTTGGACAGCCAAGCCTTGAACGCAGACTCGGTGAGGTCACGCATGGATGCAGTGCGGCAGAACATCACAGCGGCATGGGTGAACTCAATCTGCGAGAGCAGACGTTCCTTCTTGAGAGAAGCGCGGAACACACGAAGCTCAACGGTGTTGAACTTGCCACCGTTGCAAGTGTTGGTGTCCATACCGAGGCGGCGCATCTCGTAGCGGTCAAGGCCAGCGGTGTTGACCATGCGGTAGCGACTGGAGTCCTTGCCCTTGAGTGCGGTCTTGGGATTGACGAGGATAGTCTGCGACTCAGACGCGCAGTATTGACGGGCTTGGTCATCGCGCATGGGATGACGGCCAGCTACCTTGCGGATGAAGTCCGCGTTGTCGTCAGCGTTGATGAACTTGATGAACTTGCCAAGCGTCAGCGCATTGAAAGCTTTAGAGTCGATGTGAACGTGCAGACCACACTGACCGCTGTTCCAAGCGCGGTAGCTTGACTTGATGTCCCAGTCCTTGAAGCGCTTGATATGCTCGGCCAGACCACGCGGCGCAGTCACAACCTCGAAGCCGTCAGAGGGTAGCGAGCCGTCAGACTTGGTGATGCAGTAGTCTTTACCCAACTCCTCACGCACATCCTCGGATGCTTCATGCACTCTGTAGTCACGACCCGCGCACATCTCAAGCTCGACACCCATGAGGAACTCACCGAAGTGACTGGACTTGATATCACGGTCAGGGTTCAGTATGTTAAGCACGTTGGTCATGTAGCTCATGAGGCCGTCATCGTCTTCCTCATCCTCGTCGTCGTCGTCATCGTCTTGCTCGTATGAGTAGTAGTTGCCGTCAGAGTCGTGGTAGTAAGCGTCATCGGTGTGCCAGTAGGCATCCTCGTCCTCGACGTAGACATACTCTTCATCGAAGCAAGCACAGCACACATCGTCACGGCCACGGCGACCCACATCGAAGTGGGCATTGTCTCGGTCGTCAACGTGACCGCAGTCACGGCGCTGGATGTAGCCCTCGTCATCGGCCAACGTGTTGAAGCGCTCAAGCACCTCATCGTCGAGTCGGAACTCGTTGTCACGACACACGCGCTCATACATACGTATCTCCTCGGCCACGTCAGTCCAGTCGTGGTCTTTGATAGCGCCTTTGATGTATTTGCCGAGTCGCTTAGCAGCGATGCGTATACGCGTGAACTTCTCGGGGCCAATCCAAACGCCCTTGCGCTGGGCGGGGGTGTGGTCACGCGTGTGCCAGCCGGGTACCTCACGCGTAAAGCGGGCGTTAACGAGCCGCGCTATGCGGTTGGCTATGGTGCTAGATGCCGAAGCAAAGGTCGGTGCACCAACACGCTTGGCGTAGAGTGTGTGCAGCACACGGCGCAACTCATAAGCGTCCATCTCGGCAAGTCGCTGCAAAGTTGACGGCCACAAGGAAAGCTCAAGACCCCCACAGGCAAGCGTCAAAAGCTTGATGAAGTTGTTGAACTCAGCACGTGTGCCCATGTAGTGCTGGAGGTCTTCCCCCGACTCATCGACCGCATAGACTGGGTTGCCTTGAGTGGCATTGACAGCGCACACCGTGTCGCCCCACTCGACAATGAAATACCGACCATGACGAAGCGTAGTCGAGCCGTGTCTGGCGCGAATAAACTCAATCATCGCGTGGTCGATAACAACGTAGCTGTATTTGAATGCAGTAGACATAATAAACTCCTTGAGAATTAAAATAAATAAAAGAACACAAAACGGGGGTCAGGTGACCCCTATTGATAATGGGTTGCCAGCCCTACTTCAGCATTACCTCCACGAAAAACAAAATGCAAGACACAAAATAAATAAGCGCCCAAATTGCGTAATACATAATCACTCTCCTTCAGTTGTAAATAACCCTGACCAATGTCTTGGCACAGGGTCGGTGGGTAGCATACGGTCGATGCGCCGCAATGCTGACTCTAGTTTGGCTTGCTTAGCCATGTTCTTTTGAGACGGGTTTGTTTCAGCGTCTAGCTTGGCGACTTCCAAGTCTGAGGCTGTGCGTGTGCGTAGCTTTTCTTTTTGCTTTTCGTGAAGCTCTACGCTGATTGCACGCACGAAAGGTTCTTTGATTCGCGCTTTGTGTTTGTGTTCAACCAGCGCAAAAAGGTCTGACACCCGTTGAACAAAGCGAGGCCGCACCCAATCGACCCAATGCGTGCCGTTGTTGGGCAGTTGCAACTCACGCGCCAAGACTGCGGGAGTCTTGCGCTCACGCTTGTAACCCTCGAAGGTGTCGCGCAGTCGCTCAAGCACCAGAGCGTAGGCTTGGTAAGCGGTCAGGATAGGCGACTCCTCATTTGTGCGGGAATGATACTTGACTGAGGCACGAACGCTCTCACGCTCACGGCGTAGCTCATGAAAGAGGGGCTGCCATTGTTTGGATACGGTCGCGGTCTGCGCCTTGGTCGAGCGCATGATGGCCTTTTGCTCAAGGACTACGGCTTTGATTTGTGCCCGAGATTCAGGCGGGATGTTGCGCCGCAGGAGGTGGTTGTGCAACTCGTTGGGGGTCATGGACATGAGATGGGCGTATTGAAAGGACATTGGTGCTGGCTCCGGTTAAAGGTTGTCCAAGATTATCGCATATTTTTAAGGGCTGTCCCATCGTATCCGCAGTAGTGTTTAATATCGGACAGAAAAAAGTTCAACAAAATCAACAGCTTGCCCCAGCTTTTGGCTGGATTGTCCAGATTAGTATCAATTTTAGGAAAACGAAAGCACTTGGCCGAACAAAGCAAAAGGAAAGGAGCCGAGCGGGGGCGAGAACTAAAACGAGGATACTTACTAATAACTAATAATATATTATATAGATATAAATATAGGACGGTTTTAACTGAGCGCAAGCATTGGCGCGGGTTTGCGGCCGTCCTATCCTCGGTCTGGGTGCGGTAATATGGGACGGCCCCAGATTCCCGCAGATTTGAGGCATCATTCCCGCAGATTTGGGGTCAGGTGACCCCGTTTTGGTTTGATGTAGACCTTGACTTTGTGCCGGATGTTTCCGTAGGTGTGAACGTAGACGAGCAGGTGCTTCTCGCCTGTGGGGGTTTGGATTGTGCCGACCTCGTGTTTGAACCAGCGTGTGTGCGAGGTGTTGATGTAGTCGTGTCTCATTTGCGTTCTCCTTTGGGTTGATTGATGCGTTGTGCGTACCAGTCACGAAGCTGGCGTAGTTGTGCGAGTGCTAGTTCCTTCGGTAAGGTATGCTCGATGGGTAAGGGTAGCTGTGTCATGGGTTCTCCTTTGCGTTGTATTGGGCTTCCATCAGGGCGATGAGCGCCTCGTATTGTTTGGGGAATAGGTCTTCGAGAGACTTGCCGACAGACCAGCGGAAATCATTGGGCGCATCCATGTGATGCTCGACTGCGTAGCGGGCTACGGCTTCGATGTTGAATGTAATTTGCATTTGATTCTCCTTAAGCGGTGAGTTCGAGCCACTCATCGTATTCCTCTGCGCCAGCGATAACGGCGAGCCGGTCTATCCAAGATTTGAGTTTGATGTCGGGCTGTGTGTCAGAGACAACTAGGAACATTCCGTAGAGGAACAGGTGCATTTCGCGAGCTTCTTGTTCGGCAGTGGTTTTCATGGGGATTCTCCTAAAAGGTTTGGATTGACAAAGAATGGAACAGCGGCGTGACTCTGCATCCACGCCGCTGAACAGAAATGGGGGTCAGATGACCCCAATTAAGCGAATGAAATGCTATCGCGAATCTCCTTGATGAGTTGGTCGAGTTGCTTCTTGGTCAAGCCAGCCGCAATGATTTCCGCACGAATAGTCTTGACGACTTTGGCAGGAACAGCCACGGCTTCACGCTTGCCGCTCTTCATGGGCCGCTTGGGGTGCAATGAGCAGATGCGTGAGAGCTTCTGTTCAGCCGCTGTGTCCTTGGCAAACGTGAGTTGGCCTTTGTGGATTTGCGACTCATGTGGCTTCACGCCGTAGTGCTCGCCGATAGCCTTGGCCGCTTGATTGCGATAGTCAACATAAGGCGTCTTCTTCGCATGAACGATGAGTGCGTCTACGTTAGCTTGCAATGCGTCTGCATTGGCGCAGGTGAGTTGCACGAGGGCTTTGAATGATTGAGCCATTTGATTCTCCTAAAAGATTAAGTAACAAAGTAAATAGGGGTCAAGCGACCCCCAATCGGCAAGCCTTACTGCCTAACCGATACCTCTATGTTACTTATGGGGGGTTTTTGCCACATCAAATAACCGAGATATTCGACCCCCACTATCCCCCCACACCCCTCTTTTGGGGCTAATCATCGTCATGACCATGAACACTGTTTCAGAACCGCACAGCAAATTTTAAGTAAATCGCTTTACAAAATACCCACCCCCATATTAAATAAATACATAATCCAAAAATTTTTTATAAAAATTTAAGAAAATCACGGGACAAAAAAAAGCCCCCAGCGCTAACCGGGGGCTAAGAAAGGCAACGCCTCTCAAGGAGAAGCAAATGCGCAAACACTGCCGCTTGCACACTCACTCAAACGTAGTGTACATTACGCACAACGAGGCTGCAATGGTCTACGCATATGTTAGAGCACTTAATTGATTTCGAACCGGAAGTGGGGATGCCCACAGATTTCACGCCCATTGAAAAAGCGGACGTGGTGCAAACTGTTGACGCTAAAGCAAGCACAGCAGATTGGTTGAAGAGTTTGGGTGCGGTTGATACAGAAGAAGTGGTCAGCCAAGCGCAAACTGAAGCTGCGCGTAAGTCGTTTACGAATCTGGTTACTGCCGCTCCTGCGGAAATCACGCACACAGCGCTCGCTGAAGTTAAGACGCCCAAGGCAGTTCAGCATTTGGTTGGGATGCTCACGGCATACGACTGGGAGTTTGTGCATCAGGCGCAGGCCATCCGGGGATATTGCGTAGCCCAGTTGGTAGAAGAAACCAAGAACCCTAGCGCCAACGTCCGGCTAAAAGCTTTGGGGTTGCTGGGCAAGGTGACTGAAGTGGCGCTGTTCACGGACAAGATTGAGGTTAAGCAGGCTGAGATGTCCGACGCTGAGATCGAGCAGCGTATCAAGGACAAGTTGAACAAGTTCATGAAGGTCGTGGACGTGGTGGATGTTTCTAGCAAAGAAGAAACCAATGGACTTTGAGAAGTTCACTTCCATCACGGCGCGGGAGATTGAGGCCATTAAGCTGGCCCTCCCAACGCTCTCGACCAAAGAGAAGCTTGAACTGCTTGAGGATCTTGACGTGCGCGAGAAACGCGCAACACTGGCTGCAGCTAAAACGAATATGCTGGGGTTTGCCTCGGCAGTCTACCCCGGGTTTAAGATCGGGCCGCACCACAGAAAACTTGCGAAAATCTTTACCGACGTGATTGAGGGCAAGAAGAAGCGCGTGATTATCAACATCGCGCCTCGGATGGGTAAGTCTGAGTTCAGCTCTTATTTGTTCCCCGCCTATTTTCTAGGCGCTTATCCTGAGAAGAAGATCATCATGGGTACGCACACGGCGAGTCTGTCTGAAGACTTTGGTCGGCGCATCCGAAACTTAATCGACTCGGAGGAGTACCGTGAGATCTTTCCCCAAACTTTGGTCGCGGATGACCAGAAAGCTGCCGGTAAGTGGTCTACGAGTGCTGGGGGCCAGTACTATGCTGCTGGTGTTGGCGGTGCTTTGGCTGGCCGTGGGGCTGACTTGTTTGTTATTGACGATCCTCACTCCGAGCAAGATGTAAAGATTAACAGCCACTTGGCGTTCGATACGGCGTGGTCTTGGTTCCAGACCGGCCCACAACAGCGCTTGATGCCGGGCGGGGCGATCATTGTCATCATGACGCGCTGGAGTAAGCTTGACCTAACCGGAAGGTTGATCGACTACCAGACCAAGAACCCAGACGCTGACCAGTGGGAGATCGTGGAGCTGCCCGCGATCTTGAACGAAGACACGGACAACGAGAAGTCGCTCTGGCCCGAGCAGTGGCCGCTCGAGCAACTCAAAGCCAAGAAGGCCAACATGGAGCCGCAGTACTGGAACGCCCAGTACATGCAGCAGCCCACATCCAACGCGGCGGCGATCATCAGCCGTAAGCTCTGGCGTATTTGGGAAGAGGATGATCCACCGTCCTGCGACTATATTATTCAGTCTTGGGATACGGCGTTCGAGACAAAGACGCACTCCGACTATTCGGCGTGCACGACTTGGGGCGTCTTCTACAATGAGGAAGAAAAGAACGCGGCGCAGATTATTTTGCTTGACGCGTTTAAAGACCGGATGGGGTTCCCTGAACTAAAGCGCTATGCGCTCAAACACTACAAGGCTTGGGAGCCAGATGCGTTCATCATTGAAAAGAAAGCTGCAGGAGCCCCGCTCTTACAGGAGCTCCGGGCGATGGGCATCCCAGCCCAAGAAACAAACCCCTCCCGAGGAAACGACAAAATCGCTCGAGTCAACGCTATTGCGGATCTATTTGCGTCAGGTATGGTCTGGGCTCCAGATACGCGTTGGGCCAAAGAGGTAATCGAGGAAGTTGCGTCTTTTCCCAACGGAGACAACGACGATTACGTGGATACGACCTCTCAAGCGCTAATGCGCTTTAGGCAAGGCGGCTTTATTCAGTTAGACTCCGACGAGCGCGATGAGCCTGCAATCTTCCGCCGTCGCACAACCGCATACTACTAAGGATTACTATGGCCTCAAGTTTTGATAAACCACTGTATAGCTCACCGGCCACGATGGCTGCGGCACAAACCCAAGCCGAAGAGCCGATCGACGTGCAGCTCGAGAGCGACGAGGACGAAGATCAAGAAGACATCGTTGAAGAACCCGAAGAGTCGCCTGAGTTTGTAGCTAACTTGGCAGACGAAATTGAAGAAAATGTATTGCAGTCGCTGGGCATGGAGCTGTCAAGTGATATTGACAACGACCGCCAGTCGCGCAAAGAGTGGGAAAAGACCTACGTCATGGGTTTGAAACTCATGGGTTTGCAGTACGAAGAGCGCACAGAGCCTTGGATGGGCGCGTCGGGCGTGTTCCATCCGATGATTACGGAAGCTGTTGTAAGGTTCCAGTCAGAAACAATTACGGAAATGTTCCCCGCCCAAGGGCCGGTGCGCACAACCATCTGGGGTAAAGAAACGCCTGAGAAGAAGCAAGCTGCGACGAACGTCGAAGAGGACATGAACTACGAGCTGGTTGAGAAAATGCCAGAGTTCCGCCCCGAGATGGAGCGCATGTTGTGGAGCTTGCCCGCTGCTGGATCGGCGTTCAAGAAGGTGTACAAGGATCCGAGTCTGGGACGCCAAGTGTCGATGTTCATCCCGGCAGAAGACGTGATCCTGCCCTACGGCACGACCGACCAACGCATGGCTCCCCGTGTGACGCACCAGATGCGTATGCACAAGAACGACATTTTGAAACTAATTGCCACTGGGTTCTACCGCGACGTAGACCTGCCTGACCCGAGCAAACAGACTGACGAGATTCAGAAAGCCAAAGACCAAGAGACTGGGTTCAACGACATCAACGACGACCGCTACACCTTGTATGAGTCGCTCGTGGACTTGGATCTGGACGGCTACAACGATGTGGATGAGAACAACGACGAGACCGGCATCGCGCTGCCCTACGTCGTCACGGTTATTAAAGGCACAGGCACAGTCCTGTCAATTCGTCGTAACTGGAGAGAAAATGACCCGCTCAAGCTCAAGCGCCAACACTTTGTTCACTATCAGTACATACCCGGTTTCGGAGCTTACGGATTCGGTCTATTCCACCTCATCGGGGGTTTTGCAAAATCGGCAACCTCGATCATGCGCCAGCTTGTTGATGCCGGTACACTCTCCAACCTGCCCGGAGGGCTCAAATCTCGTGGGCTCCGGATCAAAGGTGACGATACCCCGATTGCTCCGGGCGAGTTCCGAGACGTAGACATTGGCTCTGGCGCACTGCGGGATAACATCTTACCGCTGCCTTACAAAGAACCCAGCCAAGTTCTGTACACCTTGCTCAACAACATCGTTGAAGAGGGCCGTCGATTTGCCGCTACTGCAGACATGCAGGTCAGCGACATGTCGAGCCAAGCCCCCGTGGGCACAACGCTCGCACTCTTGGAGCGCCAACTCAAAGTGATGACGGCTGTTCAAGCCCGTGTGCACTACGCGTTCAAGCAAGAGTTGCAGTTGCTGGCCGAGATCATCAAAGATGACACACCTGACGAGTACCCGTTCGAGCCAGAAAAAGGTAGCCGTAAATCCAAGAAGTCTGACTTCTCGCACGTGGACATCATCCCCGTGTCGGATCCCAACGCAGCTACCATGTCTCAGCGCGTGGTGCAGTACCAAGCGGTTATTCAGATGGCGCAGATGTCTCCCGACATCTATAACTTGCCCGAACTCCACCGCCGGATGCTGGAAGTGTTGGGCATCAAGAACCCCGACAAGTTGGTTCCGCTGCCGGACGAACACAAACCGACCGACCCGATTTCGGAAAATGTGAATGCGCTGAACGGTGTTCCGCTCAAAGCGTTTCAGTTCCAAGACCATCAGTCGCACATCCAGACCCACATGGCTGCGATGCAAGATCCTCAGATCCAGCAGATGGTGGGCCAAAACCCCAAGGCTCCGATGATTATGGCCGCGATGCAGGCCCACATTGCCGAACACGTTGGGTTCGAGTACCGCCGTCAGGTAGAGGCTCAACTGGGTATGGCGTTGCCAGCACAGAACGAACCGCTGCCAGCACAGGCCGAGCAAGCCATCGCCGGACTCATGGCCCAAGCCGCGCAACGTGTGCTGCAACAGCACCAGCAAGAAGCCGCTCAGCAGCAAGCCCAACAAGCTCAGCAAGATCCGCTCATCCAGATGCAGCAGCAAGAGCTACAGATTCGCCAGCAAGAAGTCCAGATCAAGGCCCAAGAGGTGCAGATCAAAGCTTCACAGGCGCAGGCTCAAGCCGCCATCGAGCAGGCTAAACTCCAAAACAGCGCCCAGATGCACGCACAGAAACTGGCGCTGGAGAAGGAAAAGATTGGCGGCAACTTCCAGCTTGGCGCTATGAAAGTGGGTGTGGACGTTCAAAAGGCCAAACACCAAGAGGCAAGCTCTGCGCAACAGTTTGGTTTAAAAACAGGCGTCGAGATTGCCAAACACAAGCAAGAGCAGAAAACTGCCCAGCGCGGCCAGATGATGGACGTAGCTAAGGAAATGATGAAAGCCCAAGTGCAATCTAAACCCAAAGGTAAAGAATGATTCACGAATTCGCACGCGTATTGCGCGATCAAATACGCAAAGACTTAAACAACTACGCTGACGACTTAGCAAGTGGTCAGTGCCGTACTTTTGACGAGTACCAAAAACTCTGTGGGGTTATTCAGGGTCTTGCCCTTGCAGAGCGTTACATCATAGACCTTGCAGAGAAAGTAGAGAAATCAGATGAGTGATCTTATTTTGCCCCCGGGCATTGTCTTGCCCAAGCAAATCCAACCTGTGGATGCCCCTGCAGAAGATGCGACCCCAGAGGAAAAAGGCACGTTGTTACCCAACGCCGTTGGATACAAACTGCTGTGCGCTGTACCCGATGTCTCGGACAAACTGTCTGGGACTGAACTCGAGCTTTACAAAGCCGAGTCCACGATGCGGGCAGAAGAGCACTCGACGACCGTACTGTTTGTGCTCAAAGTTGGGCCAGATGCGTACAAAGACACCAACAAGTTCCCAACAGGAGCTTGGTGCGAAGCTGGAGATTTTGTGATCGTGCGGGCTTACGCCGGTACGCGTTTCAAGATTTACGGCAAAGAGTTCCGCCTCATCAACGACGATCAAGTCGAAGCTGTGGTGGATGATCCACGCGGAATTACCCGCGCATACTAAGGAGTGGCTATGCCCGAAGAGTTTAAGTTTCCAGATGAGATGGAGGCGGAGAAGAAGTCCGCCGAAAATAACGACGAGCTTGAGATTGAGCTGATTGACGATACCCCACCAGAGGACAGAGGACGCAAGCCCCTTGACCGTGAGGTGAACGACCCGACCGATGATGAAATCGAGAACTACTCGGATAACGTCAAGAAGCGGATTAAAGAACTGACCCATGCGCGTCACGATGAGCGTCGCCGTGCCGACCAGATTGCTCGCGAACGCGAAGAGCTGGAACGTGTTGCACAGCAGCTCATCAACGAGAATAAGCAGCTCAAGCAGTACGTTAACAACGGCTCTAAAGAGTACGCCTCTACGCTGAAGAACTCGGCAGAGCAGTCGCTTGAAATGGCCCGTCGTAACCTGAAGGCTGCACAAGAGTCTTTCGATACGGACGCCATCATTGCAGCTCAGGAAGCCCTGACAGACGCCAAAATGCGTTTGGCCGCTGCAAATAATTTCAGGCCAACCTCTTTACAAGTGGATCAAACTCTTGTACAACGTCAACCTCAAGCACCCCAACAAGTGCAACCGGACGAAAAATCCCTGCGCTGGCAGGCAAAAAACCAGTGGTTCGGGGCACAGGGGTTCGAAGAAGTTACCAGCTACGCACTAGGGCTGCACCAAAAGCTAGTCAACTCCGGGGTGAACCCGCAATCTGACGAGTACTTCAATGCCATTGATACTCGCATAAAAAATACGTTCCCTGACATGTTCGGTGGAACACCAGCGCGTAATAACGCAGAGCCAACTTCACGCAAAACAGCAAGCGTGGTTGCACCTGCAACACGTTCGACTGGGAAAAAGAGCATCCAGCTCACTCTTACGCAGCAAGCGCTGGCGAAGAAGTTTGGACTCTCGAACCAGCAATATGCTAAAGAAGTTTTGAAATTGGAGGATTAAAAAATGGCTACTGATACACGCGTTAATCGTGACCTCGTGTCACGCGAAAAGTCTGCTCGTTATGAATACAAACCTGCAGCACACTTGCCTGAACCGACTCCTGTCCCGGGTATGTCGTTCCGTTGGATTATGACTTCGCTCATGGGTAAGGAAGAACCGACCAACGTGTCTCGTAAGATGCGCGAAGGTTGGGAGCCGGTAAAGGTGGCTGACCATCCAGAATTGATGTTGACTGGTGATAAGAACGGCAACGTGGAGATCGGCGGTTTGATGTTGTGCAGAATGCCAACCGAACGCCTCGAAGCGATGATGGACTATTACAACCGTCAAAACCAATCCCAGATGGAATCAGTGGACAATAATTTTATGCGTCAGCAAGATCCGCGCATGCCTTTGTTCTCGGATAGAAAATCTACCTCGACACGGGGCAGCGCATTTGGTTCTGGTTCTAAATAACTTGGAGTTTTAAATGGCTTATCCTATCGTTCCAGCCCCTTATGGGCTAAAGGCGGTCAGTGAGTTCGGCGGTTTGCCCTATGCAGGCAGCACCCGCATGTATCCCATTGCCACCGGCTACTCAACCGGCTTGTTCTACGGCGATATCGTGCAGTTGTCTGCCGGT